CATCGTAAGCAGGAATACGCTTGTACCCAGCTCGATCTGTTGCCGAAGTTCTCCTCATGCCATACACTATCAAGATCCGGCCCCTAGGAGTCCTACAAAATGCCACCATCTCAAACGTCCTGCCCTTCAGCATCGCAACGGACATCTCATCGACGACGACCTTGAATGGATCTGTCCCCATCAATCGCCCACAGTTCTTCTCCGAACCCTTCCAATCCACGGATGCCAAATCCAAGACGGATTCCTGCCATGTGCATTCCAAGTCAGCACACAACTCCTCAAACTTCACAGACCGCATCCACTTCCCGTCGATTTTTGCAGTCTCTTTCTTTGTAATCTTTTTCTTAGTCATTGCTGACATCCTCCTTCAAATAGGTTTCCCAGTGATTAACAATACCGCCTCTTCCTCACCACCTCGCAGTCCCGTTCTACCTCATCCCAGGTTCGCTGGACCAGGGCTCGCAAGTCATCCAAGAGTTCCTCCTTCTCGATCTTTCGGATCAGGTCGTCCCTCCTCAGCTTTATTATCGGACCCAACCCAACTGCTTCCACGAATCCGTTGCCAGACTTGCTCCAAGCCTTCTCGTCGATCAAGTAGTCGACGCACGAGCCCACGTCGTCGATCCCGCACGAGTGGAAGATCGGCACCTCCACGGAACGCTCCTTGCCCGTCAGGCGGTTTTTCTTCACCGTCACACCCACCACCACACCCAGCTGTCTGGGCTTGCCCCGCACAGTCTTCTTGATCCGCGACTTCACCCGGCTCCACAACTGCAACGTGGCGTAGAACAGCAAAGCCCGACCACCAGAATAAGCAGCCGGCTTGAACTGATCGAACGAATCGCGGGTCTGGTTCAGCACGATCAAGATCGAACCGCTCTCGCGAAGCGGGCTCATCAGCTTCCGCATGTTCGCCGAATGAATCTTCGCCTTCGAGTCGCCATAGCTTCCGGTCGTCGTCTTGCCCTTCCGATGGGCCGACTTCACCTCCTCGAACTTCTCCTGCTCCTCCTCGCTACTCAGCGAATCCTGCGAATCGAGAATGTAGACGAACGGCCGACCATCCTCCAGAGCATCGTCCACGTTGAAATAGAACTCTCGAACGGTGCAGCTCGGAGGGTCCATCCACTCGATCCTCTTCGCCGCCTTCTCGCCAAAAAACCGCCCCAGATCCATCAAGGCCCCGCTTTCCGTCGGATCATAGATCAAGCGATACCGATCGAATCGCTCATCGTTCGCGGCCTCGGCAAAGCACGACATTCCGAGCCACGTCTTCCCCGACATCGAGTCTCCCGGGACGAAGAAATAGTGACCGACGGGAAACGCCCCCTCGACCCTGCCCGAGCAAGCCAGGTTAACCAGCGTAGAGCCGCTGCTCAGAAGCAGCAGTTTCTTCGTTGTTCCTCGCTTTTCCGATCTTCGCATCATCTGCTTGATCTCCTCAACGGTCGTCACTTGACATAGCCCTCCGGGTGGCTCTCGAACCAACACCACGCCGAAGCCACGATCTCGTCGATCTCCGTGTAGCGGGGTGACCACGACAGCTCGGCCTGGATCTTCCGCGAGTCGGCGTAGAGGATGGCCGGGTCGCCGGGGCGGCGGGGGCCGTACTCGATGGGAATGTCGATGGCCGTGACACGCTTGGCCGACTCGACCACCTCCTTGACCGAGCAGCCACGGCCGATTCCCAGGTTGTAGACCCGCACGTCGCCAGCCTCAAGAGCCTCCATGGCCATGATGTGAGCGGCACAAAGGTCTTCCACGTGGATGTAGTCGCGAATGCAGGTGCCGTCGAGCGTGGGATAGTCGGTGCCGAAAACGGTGACCTTGTCACGGCGACCCTGGGCGACGTGAAGCAGCACGGGGATGAGGTGCGTCTCCGGCTCGTGTTCCTCACCGAGCGACCCGTCGGCCGCCGCCCCGGCCACGTTGAAGTAGCGGAGCGAGACGTGGGCGAACCGGCCATCGGTCGCCGCGCAGTCCTTCAGGATCCGCTCGACGAACAGCTTCGACCGCCCGTACGGGTTGATCGGCTCCTGAGGCATCGTCTCCACCAGCGGCGTCGTCTCCGGCTCGCCATAGGTGGCACACGTGGAGCTGAACACGAGCCGCTTGACGCCAACCTGGTGCATCGCCCGCAGCAGGCTGATCGCGCCGGCCGTGTTGTTCTCGTAGTAGCTCAAGGGATCAGTGACCGATTCGCCCACATAAGCCAACGCCGCGAAATGCATCACGCACTCGACCTCGTGTTGGCGGAGCACGTCGACCAACGCCAGGGTGTCGGCCAGATCGACCTTGTGGAAGGTGGCCTGCGCGTGGACCGCCTGGCGGTGGCCGCGGAAGAGGTTGTCGATCGCCACGACCCGGTGGCCGGCCTCGACCAACTGCTTGACGGCGTGCGAGCCGATGTAGCCCGCGCCGCCGGTGACCAGCACGTTCATGCTCACACCCTTCTCTCCTATCCCCCACTCAGGGGGATTCTGATTCCCTTGGCCCCCCCTTGCTGCCCTCCCGACACGGAGACCCTGCCCAGGCCCCCTGGCTTCGGTTCTGGCAGGGTTTCAGAACCCTCCCCCTGTGCCCTTCCCTGGGAATCCCCGTTAGAGACGGTCTCAGGGGGTCGATCCCCCGACTAGGGGGTCCGATAGCTACTTGTGTGAAAATGCCCCACCAGCGATGGCCGATGCCGGGGCCGAGCACCCATCTGGAGACCGCCGTCGGCTGATTACAAACCGAAGGCTTGGCCATTTCGGAGCAACTCATCCTGTCGTCGTCCTCGGGCTCTGCTGGCTCACCCGCCACTGACTGCTACCAGTTGTCCCAGTCATCGTCCTTCTTCGACTTGGACGACTCCTGCTTCTTGGAAGGCTCGTCGTCGTCGTCCGAATCATCATCCTGCTTCGGTTTTCGCTTTCTGGACTGCCTATCTCCATCCTCGTCTGAATCGTCTGGCTTCGACTTCCGCTTCTTGGAAGGCTCGTCGTCATCCCAATCATCGTCTGAATCGTCTGGCTTCGACTTCCGCTTCTTGGAAGGCTCGTCGTCGTCATCCCAATCATCGTCCTTTTTGGACTTGGACGACTTTCTGGAAGGCTCGTCGTCGTCATCCGAATCATCTCGACGAGCTTTTTTCATCGTACTTTTCGGCGGCTTGCTAAGGTCTTCATGACCCACAGCCTTGTAGATTTGCCCATCCTCGTCCTCCACGACGAAACTCGTTCCGTCCCCGGAGATATGGACGATCTCGCATTTCTTTCCGCGGAACCAGACATCTTCTCCGACGGAGTGTTCCTGCCGAGGCGTTGCTTTCTTCCTCGACTTCTCCTCGGGCTCGTTGTCATCTCCCTCCTTGTCATCTCCCTCCTCAGTCTGGAGGAACAATGCCTTCAACCTGTCGTACGGTGTGATGACAAGCAAATCGTCCAAGCAGGGCATCTGCTCAACAATCTCCGAATCGTACTGCCTCTTGCGAGCTCGAAACTCGATGTCGCCGACATCAGTCCACTTCCCCCTATCCGACTGCTGAAGAGCGAGCCGCATCGTCAGCCCGTCGATCGGGTCGGCGAAGAAATCGTAACCGTCTTCCTCGTCGCTGTTGTTGATCTTGTCCTTCAAAGCCCTGCCGAACAAATGATATGACACCTCCCAGAGCAGCAGACCATCCGGATCGTTCATCAAATCCTTGATCAGCCAGAGCTGCCGTTCCTTCGGTGCCAAAATCTTGATCAGAGCCTCGTCGGCCTCCGGATCGGCGGACACCTTGGCCCGATGCTCGCACACCGGACATGGCTTCTTGAACGTCTTGGCCGGACAGAGATGCCAATCCTGATTCGGCCCGATGGCCTGATGAACGAAGAACGTCCGCTCGAAGTATGGCTCGCCCGGCTCCGCCCGCGGATTTCCTTTGCCGGCGATGAACGACATGAAATCCAGACGATACGTACCAGGCTTAGCCGAGAACATCTTCAGTCCCTCGGGCAGCCGCAGGTAGTTGCTTCCACCGCGAATCTCTTCTCGCCATCGACGGGCCGAAACCCGTCCGCCGCCTTTACGACTTCTTCCCATTCGACTTCTCCTCTTCGTAGAACAGTTTTCGACCTTTGAAAAACGCATACGTGCCCAGCTTCACCGCCATGAACATGACCCACGGCAAGCTGAGTGCGAACAACAGCCACAACAACGCCTCAATCATCGTCTTTTCTCCGCCGAGGCCGAGGCCGGAACGCCCGATCCTTCTGCATCTCTTCCAGCTCCTCCCGATGTTCTTTCGGTGTCCGAGGTTCCGAATAGTAGTTTGCCAGATGCAGACGGACGAGATTCTCCAGAGCCGACTTCCGCTGCTCCAGAGCCGAGACCAGAGCAGACATAATGTCATATCGGTGCTTGGCCTTTCCGAATCTGCGAACGGCTCCGATGCACGCCGTAGACTGAGAGATGGTAGCCTCCACAGCCTTCTCCGTCAGTTTTCCGTTGATGCCGAACCGCTCGGGATCGGCCCGCACCTCGCTATCCACCTCGGCTCGGGCGATCTCGACGGCGGCCTTGGCCTCGTCCATCGCGAGCCGGGCGTCGGCAGCCTGCTGAGCCCACCGAAAATAGAGCGTCGGCTGCCTCGTCCACTCCCGCTCCAAGTTGTGCTCGTCGATCTCCAGGATCGACTCCTCGGCAGCCTGCTGAGCCCACTGAAAATAGAGCGTCGGCTGCCTCGTCCACTCCCGCTCCAAGTTGTGCTCGTCGATCTCCAGGATCGACTCCTTCGACTGCTCCGACTTCGGCTCACCTTTCTCACCGTTCATGATCTTCTCCCACCTTCCACTCGTGTTCCTGCTGAACCATCTTACTCTCGACGAACCGCTTGGCCTTCTCGAACGCCTGCTCGACTTCTTCCCTAGTAGCTTCGCACTCCAGTGACAGCCCGACGGTGATCTTCGTCGACTCGAAGTTCCCCATGTTCAACGTTCGACTTAGCGAATAGTCGACCCTGGCCTTGCTCATTTCCCATCCTCCGGACAAACGATGTCGTAGCACGCCAGAGCCAATCCGGCGGCTCCCGACTCGTACAGAGCATCCTGAAATCGATCGACCACGGCGGCCGCACGGCGAACTCCCTTCCCGCCGCTCAGCATTACGGAGCGGCAGTAGCCAAGCACCATACGACGAAGCGATTCGTGCTCTTCGTCCACGTTTTTCAGCAACTTGGCAACCTCTGGCCAAGAGACACCGGGCTTCATCAACAGCCTAGCTAGTTCAATCGCCTGAGCCTTGTGGTCGCCCTTGGCGATCGCATCGAGCTGCTCCTCTTCCTCGCTCAACCCTATTATCGCGTGCAGCAGGACTAGAGCCTTGCGAGCCGAGCCTTCCGCAACATCCACGAGACGGTCCATCACATCCCGAGACAACGGCTTTGATTCTTCATCTTCTAACACCGTCGAAACAACTCGCTCCACGTCCTTGGACGACAACAAGCGAAACTTCAGCTCGGTGGCCCGCGTGATGATCGTCTTCAGCAACTTCTGCGGATTCGTCGTCGACAGAACGAAGTAGACGTGATCGGGCGTGTCTTCCAACATCTTCAAGAACGAGTCCTGGGCCTCGCCCGTCAGACGATGACATTCGTCGATCGTCCAAAATCTGCACTTGCCCGAGATCGGAGCCAGCATCAAGTTGCTCCGAATGTTTCTCACCATGTCGATGCCCCGAGCATCGGCAGCATTGACCTCCGTGTAGTCCGCATCTCCGCAGCCGAGTTTCGTTCGGAGGATGCGGGCCACCGTCGTTTTGCCCACTCCGCTCGGCCCGGTGAGCAACAGGAAATGGGGTATTGCTTGTCTGCGTCCCCAGTCTGCAAGCTGCCGAATCACTTCGTCTTGTCCGATCACTTGCTTGAAACTCGCCGGCCGATGCTTCTTGTAAAGTTCCTCAGTCACAACTTTACTCCTCTCTCATTACAGCAATGTCCTGATCTGCTTCCCAATACTCTCCATGTTTCTCACAGCCTGCTTGTAATAGCTCGGCTTCAATTCTATTCCAACGCCCTTTCTGTTTGCCTTCACGGCCCCAAATACCTCAGAACCAACTCCCATGAATGGCGACAATACGACCTCCCCAGGATTGGACCGCAAGACAAGAATTCTATCGATAACGTCCAACTGAAGCGGATGCATATGCCTCTCATCTTCCTCATCTTTAGCCTCTTTGTACGGAAGAGTCCGTTCAAGGCGGACATCGTCCCAAAAGGCAGAAGCGTATTGCCTCCATATCCAATGGGAATAACGATTGTCCCTCTGCTTTCCGTCATAATGACGATATCTAAGCAAACTGTCAGGAACACGTCGGCTCCCTGCATATTCCGACAATCCTTTAGGATGCTCTATCGGTACAGAATTATCCCCTTTCTTCCGAAAGAGGAGCAAATGATCTGCCGAAGCCACGTCACAGAGGGAAGAATCCTCAACTACTTGCCTGTGAGCAAGCCCCCTCGCCATCGTTCTGTTCCGAACTCCCAACGGCTCTTTCCAAACAAAATGTCGAGCCCAAAACCACCATCCAGACTTTTCATGGAGTCGAATTATCCTTCCTGGAAAATCCAACAATCCCCGCTCCCCCTTCCTTGGTATGTCCATGCAATGAACCGCTGAAAATCTTCCGGGAATCGTCAAACGATGGATCTCCCGCACCACGAACTCAAAGTGCTCAAAAAACTCTTCATAGGTGCGACAATTCGACAAATCACGATCCGACGACGAATAATGATAGAGGCAACCACCTCCATCAGCCGCGAATGGTGGAGAATAGATCGACAGATGCGTCGACTCATCCGGCAATCTTTTCATCACTTCGCAGCAATCGCCATTGTAAAGAGCATATCCATCCGTCACGGTTTGATTGATCACAGCCATGATAATTTCCTATACATCTGCCAACTTTCCCCGCAAACACCTATCATGATAACGCAATCCTTCCTTGGCTACACGTGATTATGCCACGAAAAACACATGAAACATGTACCTCCGCGTACCTCCCTTCCTCCAACAAACCAGGCGATCGGAAAAACACATCATCATCTTCTGGCGTAAACTTTGTCTTGTAAGGAAACACCCTGGCTATCCTAACCATGACGGTATCTCCTCGCCTTTCTCGAAATTGGCTTTCCTCTCCACGTGAAGAACATCATCCATCGATCTCACTAAATTATCAAACATCCGATCCGCCTGCTCAGCCTTTCTCTTCATCGCTGCCAACACCTTTTTCTCTCCCGTCGATGCTATTATCGTGACATTCACCTTTCTTTTCTGTCCGAACCGCCAACAACGACGCACTGCTTGATAATACTGCTCAAACGAATATCCAGGGAAACAAACGACATTGTGACAATGCTGCCAATTCAAACCAAACGCCCCAATTTTCGGTTTGATTATCAATCGCTTCAATTCCCCATCAGAAAACGCCCTCAAACGCTCCTCCTTTCGTTCATCGGATTGCGATCCCTTGACTTGAAAAGCTTCGGGGATGATTTTTTCCAACAAGTCCCCCTCGTCGTTCAGATGACACCATATCACAGAATAATCATCATGCGAAGAAACTAGTTCCGCCGCCGCCTCGCAACGTTGCCTCAACGTCGACCTTCGTTCTTCCCTTTGCTCTGGTAGCGTGGAGGCAGGCACTGCAAAAAGCGTCCCCTTCTTTTTTCGACTGGCCTCGACTATCAATTCCCTCTCTTGCAACGGAGGAAGAACAAAACCATCATCATCAAAACCTAAATCAGACGGCTTGCGACAAGCTCTGGACCAAGAACAAACCCACCTCCAAAACGGAAACTCCGCATGTCCACGAAAACGAAACGTCTTCCGCCCCCAACCGAGATAATCCTTCACTTCATCTTCTTTGAAAAATCTGGACAACATATCTTGATGACCAAGATACCCCAAAGCTTCGGAAGACGTCCCCAACTCGAAAAAATCGTTGGGAGCAGCCGTCGCAGTCCCCAACAATCTGTAGGGAATCTCCCGCATGAACTCCGTCACCATGTTTCTAGTTTTCGTAGTAGCATGCTTGATCCTACTGCTCTCGTCCCCAACGCAACCTCCAAATTCTTTCGGATCAAAACGATCTAAACGCTCATAATTGGTCACAACGATTCCGCCAGAATGTCGTCCGTCTTGGCATCGCTTGCATTCAATATCGAACTTCTCACCCTCGTGGATAAACTGATGGGACACAGCAAGCGGCGCTAAAATCAACACTGGCTTGTTCGTTTTCCTCAGCACGTTCTCCGCCCAGACGAGCGACATAGGGCCTTTCCCAAGCCCGCAGTCGGCGAAGATTGCTCCCCGCCCCTTCCTCAACGCCCATTCAACAAGGTGTCGCTGAAACCCAAACAACCAATCCGGAAGCCACAACGGCTCAAACCCACTGTCTGCTCCGACCTGGGCTTTCTTAGCAAGGAAAGCAGCATAATCTCCGTTTCCAGACATCATCTCAGAGCCTCCACTGCTTTCCTTGCATCCCCTTTTACAAACACCAACATGTTCTGATGCGTCTTGCCTAGCTTGCGACCTGCTTCAAACTGTTTGGTAATCCGAATCGGAAGCGAGCCAACCGCCGTAACGAGAATCGCCTCGTTGTAGTATCCGAAACCCGCCTCTTGGAACGCCTGCACCGTGTCGCCAACAAAGTTCCGATAGTGCCCCTTGCTGTCTCGAAACTCACCGACAACGAAACAGGCAAAACGGTTTTCTTTCAGCCGACGCGAACACCGGAAGACGATTTGCTTCAAGTTGGCTATGAACGTGTGGTACTCCATCGTCGATAAGTCGCGGGGATCGTCGCTGTAGCGTTCCAGGTCGCCGTAGGGTGGACAGGAAAAGACAAGATCGGCAAGCGGGGCTTTGGGCACCTCGTCAAGAGCGTCGCCACACGACCACGCTGGAGGCGTCTCGGGGTAAATCTCCGCAGCCTGCTCAAGGTTGGCGTCAATTTGCTCTTGCCATAGATCGCAGCCCCAGTAGCGGTAGCCCATCTCGGAAGCCACGATGCCGCGAACGGAACCGCCAGCGAAGGGGTCGAGCACTTGGCCATTGGGCGGGCAGAACCAACGGTAGACGAGTTCGCAGAGAACGGGATCGAAAACGGATGTCCCTGTTTCTTTCCCAGATGCAAGCCACGCATCACCGCCGGTATACGACCCGCCGTCTCTGCCAGGGCGAGGATCGCGAGACTGGTGTGGCCGGCATGCCTTGTGGGCATCATGGCTCCGACGGTATGTTTCGCACTGGTCAGATATGCTCAAAA